CATAGATAATCCAACTTGGCAAGCATTGATTGCTAATGCTTTGCAAAGAGATGCTCAATTTGTTAGAAAAGTCAGGTTATTTAATGAAGATGAATCTTTGAAGGCTTTGGCAAAACTTGCTGGTGGCGAGAGTGCCGCAGAGACTAGGCAAGTCTTAGAAAACGCTAAAACTGCTTTGACCACAGTAACTACTCCTGCAAGGGAAGCGGCATTGACAAGGGCGAACCTTGGTAAATCTGTGGCAGAGTTTGAAGCAACCGCAGGAAGACTAAGCGCAGAAGCATCTGCTGAAGTGCAAAAAGTTAGGGATTTAATCAAGGCGGGTGAGTTAGCGCAAGCATCTGCCCGTTTAGACAAATACACCTACAAGGACGAACTTGCTGAAAAAGCCTTTAACGAGTGGTCAAATAGGGCGGCACAGGCATCTTTAGACCTTGGACAAGGGGCTGTTTTCTCACAAAGTGCCGCAGATGCGCTTAGAAATGTGGGAATCAAACCCTTGGAAGGCACTAAATTAGCGCAAAACATCATGCAAATTGCCGATAACCCATCGTTTGCAGGTGATGATGTTTTAATTGGTGCAGTTCAAAATGTGGCAGATGACATTGCCAAATGGACAAATAGTGGTGGAATTATTGATGCCCGTGCTTTGGATGCAATACGCAAGAATTCGGTTAATGCGGCAATTCAGAGGCTACGCCCAGGCATGGACGCATCATCCCAAAGAAATCTTGCTTCTAAGGTCTTGAGCGACATTAAACCCATATTGGTTAACGCCATTGAGGACTCTGGTGGCGCAGGTTATCGCAAGTATTTGGAAGATTATTCCAAGGGTATGCAGAAAATTGCAGAACGCAAGTTATCTGCTGAAGCCCTACGCCTGTGGAAAACAAATCCAGATGAGTTTGTCAAACTTGTCAACAATGAATCTCCTGATGCTGTGGAAAAGATATTGGGAACAGGTCGATACAACATTGCTACCGAGTTGGCAGACGAAACCTTATCTACATTGAACCAATTGGCTCAAAAGAGACTGACGCAACTATCTGTTGCCGAACAGGTTACTGAAGGTCAAAAAGCCTTGTCTGAACTTGTAAAACAACAAACTTCTGTCTTTAGATTTCCTTCATTCCTCAGTTTTTGGGCATCTGCTGGAAACAAGGCATTATCAGAGTTTGAGAAGGCGGTTGGCAAGGACACGATGAATTTGTTAACCCAAGCCATGAAAAACCCACAAAGTGCGGCTAATTTGCTAAACCAATTACCCACTTCTCAGAAAAACAATGTCCTTAAACTCTTGTCTGAACCAGAGAAATGGAGTACCAAGGCTGGTTTGACGGGTAGTGCCGCATTGCGAGAGACTGCCCAAGGCATCATTGGCGAGGAGTAAACCATTGATCCTTTCTCCCTTCTCATGTTGGCGCAAGGTGCAGTTGGCTTTATTAAGCAAGGATGTGCCATGCTCCACGAGGGGCGAATGGAGTTGGAGGGTGCTAAGAAGACTGTTGAAGGTGTTTTGGCAGATGTCAAGGCTATCAAAGGCATATTTGAGTGGTTTCTTGGTCTTTTTAAGCCTTCTAAGCCTAAAGACAAGCCCACAGAAGCCACCAAGCCTGTGGCGCAAAAGAAAGCCAAAACCCTTGCCAAACAGCAATCCTACGAAGAAATGGAACTTTTGCTCATCAAGGACATTGGTGAGAAGTTGGGTATCTTGTTTGACACACAACAACAGATTACGAACCACTATCGTGCATTAGAAGAAGAATCAAAAACTGTATACGATCCTGAACAAAACAGTAGTAAAAAGGCGATTGAGAGGGCTTTAATTGAGTTACAGATTGAGAAACTGATGGAACAAGTGAGGGAGGCGATGGTGTATGCGCCACCTGAGTTGAAGGACTTGTATTCTAGGTTTCTGAAGATGTATCAGAAGATTGAGCAAGAACAGGAGTGGGCTAGGTCTGAGATGATCCGTAAGGCTAGGTTGGCTCGGCAAAGGAAGGAGTTGTATGAGATTAGGTGCATTGAGATTACAACAGGAGTCATTGCCGTGATGTTTATATCTTTGATATTTGGGTGGCTAATGTGGCAACTGCACGCCTTGTCTGGTGGATTCTGATGGGAGTGATGCTATGTGTGGTCGTTGGAGCAACTTCAATGGCATACGTGGAAACTCTCTACATGAAAGCACAGTTAAAGAGGGAAATGAAAGAATTGCGTAAGTTAAAAGAAGAACTGAAAGAGAAGAAATGAAGTATTTGTTGGTGATTTTGCTTTTAGTTGGTTGCGAAGACAGATACCGCTATTACTGCCAGAATCCCAAGAACTTTGCGGCAAAGCGTTGCCAAAGACCTGATTGCCAATTCACCCAAGATTGTCCTGATTACCTTGTAGCCCCTGTATTAGAGAGAAATGTCCAACAACCACCACAAATTCCAAGTCAATCGGCTTCTGACTCCAAGTGAACTCCACCAATTCCTTGATGTAAATTTTGAGGAAGGGATTTTGTATTGGAAAAAGAGAGATAGAGAGTTCTTTACCTCAGATAGGTCGGCTAATGTTTGGAACGCCAAACACGCTGGAAAAGAGGCTTTAGGTTCGGCTCATATAGATGGGTATAGGCAAGGAAACATATTTTCAAAGTTGTATTTAGCGCATAGGGTTATTTATGCCTTAAAACATGGTGAATGGCCTAATTTCATTGACCATATCAATGGGAACAGATCGGACAACAAGATAAGCAATTTGCGGTCGGTCACAAAGTCTGAGAATAGTTGCAATGCTAGAAAGCCAAATTTAAATAAAAGTGGACATATTGGCGTTAGTTGGAACGCAAGGGATAAAAGATGGACTGCCTACATTACATTAAATAGAAAACGAAAAGCCCTTGGTAATTTTGTAAACTTTGAAGAAGCGGTGGCTTGCAGAAAACAAAGCCAGGCTTCAATGGGTTTTCACCCTAATCATGGAAGGTAAAGATGAAATTAGAAAATCACCCCGTACATGACCAAGTTTTACTCGTTGAGTCCTATGTTTGGGCAATCGTTGTCCTACTCGTAACTTGTATCCTGACGGGAATTGTCTTCTTCATGCTATACAGCGTGACATTTGTGACGCAACCTATCAAAAGCATTGCACCGATAGACCAAGGCTATCTCAAGATGCTCAACGACATCGTTTTGTTGATTGTTGGTGGCATTGGTGGCGTTATGTCTCGTAAGGGTGTTCAAGCGGTTTCAGACAAGATTTCAAGCCCTCCTAGCACCCCTACAACGCCCACAACCCCTGTTTCTGCGCCTGTTTCTACCCCTACACCCACACCACCTCCCAATCCTAGTGGTTTATCGACTTGGACTGCCCCTTCTGGTGCTATGCCAACATGGGTAAATCCACCTTTGGATGAGGAATGGCGTGCGCCACCACCACCAACCACTCCACCTGACTATATTGACCCTGCCAAGGAAGAAATAGCCAATGAGAGGGCTTTAGCGAGGGCTGAGACATGATTCCTAATCCTTGGGTGATTATTGGGGCTATTTTGGTTGCTGTAAGCGTCTATTTCTATGGACACCATAAAGGGTGGGACGATAGGGATATTGAGATGCAAGCCGAGATAGCGGTTAAGAATGAGGAAGCAAGGACTAAGGAACAGGAACTTGCTAAACAGTTAAATGAACAATCATCTAAACTTTTGGAGGCAAACAATGTCATCAATGAAAAACAGTCTTCTCTTGATCGTGCTATTAGGGCTGGTAAGTTGCGCCTCCCGACCCCAAGTTGCGTACAAACCAATGGAAATACCACCCCTACCAGCGGAGATAGCGCAAAAGCGGGAAGCGAATCTGACACAGAGACTCTCAGACTTATTGCTCAAATCGCCTCAGACGGAGACAAAGCCATCAACCAACTCAACGCCTGTATCGATGCCTACCAAGCAGTAATGGAGAAGAATAATGGCACTAACCGCTGAAAAACTACAAAAAATCCATATTGGTGCTGAATGGGCAGATGCCCTAAATGAGACATTTTCTCGTTTTGACATCACTTCCAACAACCAACAGGCAATGTTTATAGGTCAATGCTCGCATGAATGTGGCAATTTCAAGTTATTGGAAGAGAATCTGAACTATCGTGCCGCCACCCTGATGAAACTCTGGCCTAAACGCTTTCCTACTCAGGAGATTGCCAATGCGTATGACAGGAATCCAAAGAAGATCGCCAACATGGTCTATTCCTCTAGGATGGGAAATAGGGATGAGGCTAGTGGTGATGGGTATCGTTTTCGTGGGCGTGGCTGTATTCAACTTACTGGTCACGCTAATTACTTTCATGCTGGTCAGGCTTTGGGGGTGGATTTTGTGTCTAATCCTGATTTGGTTAGCACTCCAAAGTATGCCGCCCTTACCGCAGGATGGTTCTGGTCAACCCATAAGTGCAATCCACCAGCGGATGCCCTTGACTACACTAAAGTCACCAAGATAATCAATGGTGGAACGATTGGCTTGGATGACAGAATAAAACACGTTCAGATGGCTTTGGCAGTCCTTGCTTAGTCACTATTCATGTAGAGGATAGCAAGGATTATCCCTACCCCTACGATAAACCCAAGGAAAAGAAGAGCAAATAGGGTCAGGATGCTCTCTATCATGCTTATTTCACCCTGTTCTTAATTACCTCTTCCAAGCACCTAAAAAGGGTAAATACGGCACTTAGGAAGGCAGGAGCAATCATTCCGCACACAAATATTAGGACTTCAGACATGGTAATTCCTTTCAAAAGGTATCAGTTCGGACTGTCTAACTGAATAATACTCCCCATTGCCGACATCAAACAAGTTTTCCTCAACTAGGAAATCCTTGCTGTTTATCCATCCAATAATACGGACGCAAGTGTTGTGTATTTCTGTCAAAACAAAGGCATCTACTGGTTTAGTGTTAGACCAAACAACAGCATTAAGGTTTCCACCAATCTTATTGGTGCATTTAACATCTATTGTTTTGCCTTTCCTTGTAACTAGGTCAGCCCCAAACTTCCTAAAGTCGCAATTTAGGTCAAATGGCAACTTGAGGAACTTAGAAACAGCATATTCTGTTATGACTCCGTGGATGGACATTTGCACCCCATCTAAGGATTTATCCTGTTTTCTGTCTTGTGCGTGTTGGCTAGTAATATGGTTTCGTAACTTACCAATGTAGTTACAAATCATAATTTCCGTAGCCGTCAGAGGCACATCTATGTATTCTTGATTGTGTTTATCACGCATATTAAAAGGTGGGGTACTTTGCTACGTCCGACATTTGGGGAGTCCAAACCTGTTGTGTCAGCATCCGCTTTCCCCCTTTTAGATCAGAAGGGGATGTCGCTATCCTCTATGTTCTTTGGCGCAGACTTACTTGCTGGTGGTTGTGCATCCTTTGGAGATACTGCCAAACCCATGAATTTTCCTGTCTTACCTTCCTTGATCCAAGCAGATAACCAGTAATCTGTGCCATCTACTGTGATGTTGCCCTTATA